AACCTGTAAGCCAAACTTACAAGTTAACTTTTGAGCAATGGCTGGAACAGCAGCATGACAAAATTGATGTTGATTGTGGATGTGTAAGTACTGAAATGCTTATGCACTGGATAAGGGTCGCGTATGAGGCTGGCAACTATCCGGTAACTCCGGATGGTTGGATAAGCTGTAGTGAGCGAATGCCTGAAAAGGGCCAGAACGTGCTTATTTCGGTGAATATCGATAGCGAGGCTGGGCCATTAATATATTCCGCACGCTATATCGGAAGCACGTTCCGACGCGGAGGTATAACAGTTAGTCCGGGTAATGCTCTTGGGCAGGCAACTCACTGGATGCCACTACCAGCACCGCCGCAGGAGTCGAAGAGTGAATAAAGCAGAGTTATTTCAGAAAATATCGGCTCTCGCGACTGAATGCCACGCTATAGCATCTGAGCTTGATGTTGGCGATGAACGAACCGAGATGTTCGAAATATACAGTGTGCTGCGCAATCTCTGTCGGCGTGGCTACGCCACTCAAGTAGGGCGAATGACTAACCCACTACTCTCATCCTGTGATGAGGATGACTCGGATGAGGATGACGAATGATGCATAAATCAGTAGCCGGTGAGTTTCAGAAGGAAGTCGATAATACTACCGTTCTATTGGACGATATTTTAAGCATTCTCGCGCTGCTTGAGGCTGGCGATTGGTCAGAACATTGCACTAAAACAGAGCTAGGCGGTCGGCTTGAAAGAGAGATTACACGACTTATTGGTGATGCGCAGGAAGCTACAGTCACTAGTTATGAGTTAATCGCTGAAGCCTGGCGTTTGATGGATGGACAAGATCCTAAAACCAGCGATTGGCATAGCAAGGCTTCGAAGTATTTAAATTCCAATATTGTAGAAAAAGTTGATGATGGCCGTATTGAGGCCGTTAAGGCTGTGTTGCGTAGACTGGCTGGCAACTCTCCGGTAACTCCGGATGGTCATATTCAGTTTTCTGTTTCACTTCCTGCAGCGTTTGGTGGAGATAAATATTTTATTGATGGTGTATTTCAACCTTTGAGATATGAGCGTGACTGTGAAAGGGCGGTTGTGGCCGCTGGCGGTGTAGTTAATTGGGTTAAGTAATTTTCAGGAGGATTTATGGCGCTGACACCGGCAGAACGGCAAAGGAGACGCAGGGAACGGTTGAAGAAGGAAGGCACATCAAGACGGGACTGGATTCTAGAACCTGACGAGTTACGTATGTTGGGGGAAATTTGTGTATTGCGTAGACCAGGGCGAGTTCCATATTCGGAGAACGAAGTCATTGGTTTGCTGATCAGGAAAAACTATAAGGAGCTGCAGAAGCAGCTATCTACTACTTGCCCGCGATGTGGTCAAAAAATGCCTGTTTCAGAATGCATTTTTGATGGCGAAGGGTCATGCCACCTTACAACCACGAGGCTGAAACTTGCGCTCAAAGCGTGACTGGTCACGGAGGGATAAATGGATAAAAAGGCATTGCTTTTTGAAATGATACGAAAACGGAGCGAAAAGAGCTTTTCTGATGGTGGTGATGGTTTTGTTTTCGCTTCGATGCTTTCTTTTGATGTTGGGTTAAATAGCAGAATTGTTAAAAGGATGCTTGATTCTGCTGTCCGTACTGGACTTCTTGAGAAAGTTGATCGTGGCATAGGGAGAGAGCATAAGTATCGGGTCACACAGCAGTTTACGCAGTTAATTCATTGAAAATTGACCGTAAAGTTTGAGTTTTACCCTGTAATTTTATACAGTATAAATAACCTTTTTTAGTTAAATGGTATGAGATTTAATGTCTGAAGCAGCCGTATCAACTCTTGAACAACTCGATTCAAATTTAAGAGATATTGACGCCGTTCTGGATCTGGTTAGCGTCACCCTGGCTTCTCCAGAAGCCAGCCTACATATTGGTGAGGTTTCACGACTCATCAACATGTCGCGAGAGATTGCCCAGCATTGTCAGCAAACTATCGCTGTTGAGCGTTCACATCATTGATGCACACCCCGCCCTTCTGGACGGGGTAGTAAAAGAGTCTAATTAATAAACAGCGCGAATATCGATGGTTGCGCCGCAGGCATGAGCATATTTAGCCAAAGTTTTCATACTTGCCCCTAAAGGATTGCTTTCCAGGCGGCTGATGGCTGACGGTCGCAACCCCATTCGTTCAGCCAGAGCTGATTTCGTTAAACCTGCTCTTTCCCTCATTTCGTATAACATTTCGACCATCTCCAGCTCTTTGTCGGCCTCTTCATATCCTTTGACGGCTTCTGGAGTGTTGAGGAGTTTTTCTTTTACTTCGTTAAACGGGATGCCTTTCGCTTTCATCAGTTCATCTCCTTCAGGCGAGTTCTGGCGATTTCGATAGCCTTCACCGGTGTTTTCTGTGTCTTTTTTACAAATGCATGCAATAGATAAATTTCGTTACCAGTCGCGTAGGCGTACAGCGTTCTTGCGATGTTTTTATCCCCTACTCGTAGTTCAAAAAGCCCTCCACCTATTACACGGCTATGGGGCATCTTCAGTTTGTTGCCTTCTTTCTCCAGTCGCTCAATTAATCTGGTCATGCGACCTCGCAAATCATCTGGTAGTTCAAGCAGTTCATCCAGTGCTGCAGGGTGGGTTATCACGTTAAACATATTATAGCCTCCATATCCATAAAATACACCAAAACAAGAAAACAACGCAAATTAAAAATTTCACTAAAAAGAGAAAAATAACACTGGATGTGTTCGTTTGGCAGAGTTACAGTTCGTGTCATTGAGGGGCAATAACCCACTAACCATATGAATTTGGAGGATATTATGAATTATCAAGGTAACGAAAAAATGCGCGACGACGTTGCGGAGATAGCTAACGAACTGTATGAGTTGTGGCAGAAGGTTGAACGTTTCGAAAAGGAATATGGTTTCAACAGTACCAACCTAACAGACCGACTGGCTGGTCGCTTAGTTGGGACTATGGGGCCAAAACTGGCTGAGTTGAACCGCTTTATGGCTGATGTTGATTTCCAGTTTCAAGATTGATTAGAGAGGCGTTATGAATATTAATGAAATTCGTGGAAATATGACTGAAGCGGCCCTGAGTGTGGAATGTGTTATGCGTGGATACCCACGCATTTCCCTGAAAGAGTTAAGCGAAGCCTGTTTTTTGAGTCAAGCTGCCGTTGAATTTATCATCGAACAGATGATCTGTTTTGGGGTTGCAAAGCGTAGCGGATCTGGTCGATATTCTTTGACCGATGAATATAAGCAGGCAACTTTCTAAAAGCTGTGCGACCACGGTCGCACAGCACAAAAACGAAAAAGCTTGGCAAAATGACGGTTTTTAGTTATTGTTTTGTTAAGTTGGGTTTTTTGTACCCAACAGCCAACAAGCCGCCTTTATGGCGGTTTTTTTGTGCCTGAAAAGTGGGCGCAGGACAAGTTGCAGCTTGTCCTGCGGTCAACCCATGCCAGAGCTATAGGCTGAACCTAAAGCCCACCCGCGATGCGCATCGCCGGGTTAGCTTACCCAGGCAAAAAAATAATAGCTATGTTCAAAATCACTAATATTCATGGCGCACAACTCGTTTGCGCAGATTCTCTGCAATTTATCAAAACCATCCCTGATAACTCGGTCAATTTGATTGCAACAGACCCACCATACTTCGGCGTAAAGGCTAACGCATGGGATAACCAGTGGGATAGCGATGCTGACTTTTTGGGGTGGATTGACGAATTTTTGGCAGAATTTTGGCGGATATTGGCCCCTAATGGCAGCCTGTATATGTTTACCGGCTCTCGCCTTGCGTCAAAAATTGAATTATTAACTCGCGACCGTTTCAATGTTCTGAACCATATCATTTGGGCTAAACCCAGTGGTATGTGGCGCGGTTGTCATAAAGAAAGTTTAAGGGCTTATTTTCCTGCTACTGAAAGAATATTATTTGCAGAGCATTACGGCGCGTCAGGTTATGCTAAAGGTCAGTCAGGTTATGCTTCAAAATGTGCAGATTTAAGAAAAAATATTTTTTCTCCACTAATTGATGCTTTTTCGCTGGCTCGCCGTCAGTTAGATATATCAGCCGCAGACATTAATTCAGCGACAGGAAAGCAGATGTGTTCACACTGGTTTTCTTATTCGCAGTGGCGGCTTCCATCATTAATTGATTTTAATAAACTATGCGAATTATTTCGCAGGAAGGCAGATTCACTCGGTGTCCCGTGTCCATATCCTTTTAATGTTGATTATTCAGAACATGAAAAGCGTTATAGCGATCTGAATTTGCATTATGAGGAAGTAAAGAAGCAGTATGATGATTTGAAGGCTCAGTATGAAAATTTACGCCGTCCATTTCATGTTACTGCTGATGTACCTTATACCGATGTATGGGAGTTTCCTCCTGTGCAATATTATCCTGGCAAGCACCCATGTGAAAAACCTGCAGCGATGATGGAACATATTATAAAGAGTAGTTCACGCCCCGGAGATATCGTTGCCGATTTCTTTATGGGATCAGGCTCAACTATTAAAGCTGCGCTGAAGTTAGGACGTCAGGCAATAGGTATTGAGATTGAGGGCGAACGTTATCTTCAGACAGTTGATGAAGTGAAAAAGTTATTTGAGTAACTGGAGAATATATTCCCCTGCCGTTTTTGGTAGGGGTTATTTTCGCCATATAGTTTCCAAGCCGAAACCTCAGCAACTATTGCGAGGTAAGAGATATGAAGATGGATGAACGATACAGCAGTGCATCTTATGGTAGCGCTGGTCTTGCTGCGTTCTTTGCCAGCCTGTCATTGCAGGATTGGGGCTTCATTATCGGTGTCGCGTTCAGCATTATCCTCGGTGTGCTTACATACCGGCTCAATAAACGCGAGCAGATGAAGCGCACGAAGATATTGCAGGACATATTGGATAAAACTAATACCAATAATCTTTCTGCTACAGCGATGGTTATTGGAGAGCTGGGGAAGAGAGCACCGAAGGAAATATGATGCAGTCATCATTACGCAAAGCTGTCACAGCTGCTATTGGTGGCGGGGCTATTGCCATAGCGTCTATGCTCATCACTGGCCCAAGTGGTAACGATGGTCTGGAAGGTGTCAGTTACATACCATACAAAGATATTGTTGGCGTATGGACTGTATGTTACGGACACACTGGAAAAGACATCATGCTAGGTAAAACGTATACCGAAGCAGAATGCAAAGCTCTCCTGAATAAAGACCTTGCCACTGTCGCCAGACAAATTAACCCGTACATCAAAGTCGATATACCGGAAACAACGCGCGGCGCTCTTTACTCGTTCGTTTACAACGTGGGTGCTGGTAATTTCAGAACATCGACGCTTCTTCGCAAAATAAACCAGGGCGATATCAAAGGCGCATGTGATCAGCTACGTCGCTGGATATCTGCTGGCGGTAAGCAATGGAAAGGCCTGATGACTCGTCGTGAGATTGAGCGTGAAGTCTGTTTGTGGGGTCAACAATGAGCAGGGTAACCGCGATTATCTCCGCTCTGGTTATTTGCATCATCGTCTGCCTGTCGTGGGCTGTTAATCATTACCGTGATAACGCAATCGACTACAAAGACCAGCGCGATAAAGCGAAGAAAAAACTCAGTCAGGCTAACGCCACCATCGCTGACATGCAGCAGCGTCAGCGTGATGTTGCTGTGCTCGATGCTAAATACACGAAGGAGTTAGCTGATGCGAAAGCTGAAAATGATGCTCTTCGGCGCAAGCTTGATAATGGTGGCAGGGTGCTCGTCAAAGGAAAATGCCCTGTGCCATCCTCAGACGAAACCTCCAGCGCCTCCGGCATGGGCAATGATGCCACCGTCGAACTCTCTCCAGTTGCTGGACGAAACGTTCTCGGTATCCGGGACGGAATTATCCGCGACCAAACAGCACTGAGAACGCTTCAGGAATACATCAGGACGCAATGCCCGAATTAATCCCTCTGTATTAAAAACAAGCTCAATTTGTTGGATAGTGAATGAAAATTTATATTGCCTGGCCAATGACGGGATATGAGAACTTTAATCGTGACGCCTTTAATAAAGAGGCAGATCGTTTGTCACGACATGGTCACTCTGTCTTGAATCCAGCCACTTTGCCTAATGGTCTGACACAACGTGAATACATGGATATTTGCTTTGCAATGCTTCGTTGTGCTGATGCTATTTTGATGCTTCCTGGCTGGAAAGCGTCTGCTGGAGCAACTGCTGAGTATCATTACGCATACAAGATGGAGATGCCGGTATTCACTACGCTGAATTACCCGCCAGCTTGTTCCTCTGTAGCATAAAAATCTCTTTGTTTCTCGTTTGCGACCGTGGTCGCACATTAAATACCGCGCTGCATCGTCGCTGTATTCCCGCATTAACCATGACCGTAGCCCGACGGGGAACTCCTCTGCGCGAGTGTGCGGAAATAATCAAAAACGATGCACACCGGGTTTTTACCGCGCTAATGATTCGCGGGTTTGTCCCTCATGCTCGCCAGTCCTGTGCGAGGGTGGAAGAAACAGGGCATGTATTCAGGAGCGTGCGACCGTGGTCGCACGGTATCTTTGTCAGGAGGTTTTGATGAAAGAGTTGCAAAAAATTAATTCAATAATGGAAAGATTAAGTGCTCTTGAGCGTAAGCTGGACGATTGTGGAAAGCTGTGTGTTGAAAAGCAAAATGAGCTTTACCGGGAATTTTTTACAATCGTAAGTGAGCTGATGCCAATTGTTAATAACTGCCTGATGACATCCAGATTTTTTAATGTCGATGCTACTACATCCAGAAAATTTTCTGTGAAAATTCAAGAAAGAGTTTCTGGTAGTGTGACAAGAGAGATGGCTGAACAGTTGGTGGCAATGAGCAATAAAACAAAAAGAAAAAAGGCATTGCTTGTAACAGCAAATCAGCTTTCAGGGCGCGTTGACTTTCAGGTCAGACAGGGTGGGCGTGTACTGGTAAATGATGCGTTCGTTGGACGTAGCTTTAGTCCTTACTCGATAAAATATGATGTTGATGCAGATGATCAGGATATCAGCATTTCCTGGAAATCTGAGACAGCAGGGATTGTATTAACAGCAGAGTTGTTGAGTGATGATAAAAATGATGTCCAGCATCATTTGGACGAAAAGAATCATATTTCTGAAATTTGTATGAAGCCACGCAGCGGAATGACTTTATTGTCACGCACTCTTGCTGCTGGTTTTTCTGCACCGGAAAAACGTGTGCTTCTGGTAGTGCCTGAAGATGCAGATATTCGACCACTGAATGGCTGTGATGTTATTAGTGCAAAAACATTGCATACCCGCGTCATTCCTGTACCGGATGTGGTCATTATTGATGATGTTGAGAAATGCAAGTCTGTTTCCTCAACTGCCACAATCAAACGAATTTTACGTTGTAGCACGTCGGCTGTTGTATTCCGGAAGCAGTTACATAACTAACCAGTTTTGTTTTGCAGAACATCCTCAACTAAAAGCTTATAGAAAGAGAGCCTGAGATATTTTTTCTGTCTCTCGTAGTTGTTTATTTTTTTTCGAACAGGCTTACAACTTACAGGATATAAACATGCAAGAAGAAGCAAATAAAATTCTTGTTGATTTATTGAAGAAGGCCAGCGATGGAATTGATTCCGCCATTGCATTCAGCCAGGCTCAGATTCCGGATGTTGTTCATCAGTTGCTGGTATGGAATATGGTTGATAGCCTGATTAAAACATTAATAGCCATTTCAACAATCCCGCTGGTTTTCTGGTTTATGAAAAAACAGTACCAAAAAGTTGAAATTGGTATATTCGATAATGAAGGATGGTCATGGGAGAAGGGAAAGCCTAAATACAAACCGACTATGATTTGGGAAAGTAACGGTGAGATTAGTTTTCTTATCTTACCATTAGCAGCAGTTTTTGTTCTGTGGGTAAGTTTTATTATTGCTGTAGTAACCAATATGACATGGTTAAAAATCTGGTTGGCACCTAAGTTATATCTAATCGAATACGCAGCATCACTAATTAAATAGTCCATTACAAAAGCCATTCGCTACTGAGTGGCTTTGATAATGGCTTATACCCTGCACGGGATAACTTAACTGATATCCCTTTTAACGGATAAAGGTATTCAAGCCTGACACATCATGCGCTGCATCGTCGCCGTATTTCCGCATTAACCATGACCGTAGCCCGACGGGGAATTCCTTCTGCGCGAGTGTGCGTAAATAATCAAAAACGATGCACACCGGGTTTTTACCGCGTTTATGGTGCGCGGTTTTGTCCCTCATAGTCGCCCGTCCGGTGCGATGGTGGAAGAAGCTGGATATTAATGCAAGTGATAATTATTCTCACCTTTGCGGGTCCTTTCCGGCGATCCGGCAGGCTACGGGGCGGAAGGCGCGCGGGTTTTCGCTATTTATGAAAATTTTCCGGTTTAAGGCGTTTCCGTTCTTCTTCGCCGTAACTTAATGTTTTTATTTAAAACACCCCCTGAAAAGAAAGGAAACGACAGATGCTGAAAACGGGCTTTTTGGCCTCTGTCGTTTCCTTTCTCTGTTTTTGTCCGTGGAATGAACAATGGAAGTCAACAAAAAGCAGCTGGCTGATATTTTCGGTGCGAGTATCCGTACCATTCAGAACTGGCAGGAGCAGGGAATGCCCGTTCTGCGAGGCGGTGGCAAGGGTAATGAGGTGCTTTATGATTCTGCCGCCGTCATAAAATGGTATGCCGAAAGGGATGCTGAAATTGAGAACGAAAAGCTGCGCCGGGAGGTTGAAGAACTGCGGCTGGCCAGCGAGGCAGATCTTCACCCCGGAACACTTGAATTTGAGCGCCATCGCCTGACTCGTGCTCAGGCGACGGCGCAGGAACTGAAAAATGCCAAAGAATCGGCTGAAGTGGTGGAAACCGCATTCTGTACTTTCGTGCTGTCGCGTATAGCAAGGGAAATATCCAGTATTCTCGACGGTATTCCTCTGTCGGTGCAGCGACGTTTTCCTGAGCTGGATAACCGGCATATTGATTTCCTGAAACGGGATATCATCAAAGCCATGAACAAAGCAGCCGCGCTGGATGAACTGATACCGGGGTTGCTGAGTGAATATATCGAACAGTCAGGTTGACAGGCTGCGGCATTTTGTCCGCGCCGGGCTTCGTGCCCTGTTCAGGCCGGAGCCACAGACCGCCGTTGAATGGGCGGATGCTAATTACTATCTCCCGAAAGAATCCGCATACCAGGAAGGGCGCTGGGAAACACTGCCCTTTCAGCGGGCCATCATGAATGCGATGGGCAGCGACTACATCCGTGAGGTGAATGTGGTGAAGTCTGCCCGTGTCGGTTATTCCAAAATGCTGCTGGGTGTTTATGCCTACTTCATAGAGCATAAGCAGCGTAACACCCTTATCTGGTTGCCGACGGATGGCGATGCCGAAAACTTTATGAAAACCCACGTTGAGCCGACCATACGTGATATTCCGTCGCTGCTGGCGCTGGCCCCGTGGTATGGCAAAAAGCACCGGGATAACACGCTCACCATGAAGCGTTTCACCAATGGGCGTGGCTTCTGGTGCCTGGGCGGTAAAGCGGCAAAAAACTACCGTGAAAAGTCAGTGGATGTGGCGGGTTATGATGAACTTGCTGCTTTTGATGATGATATTGAACAGGAAGGCTCTCCGACGTTCCTGGGTGACAAGCGTATTGAAGGCTCGGTCTGGCCAAAGTCCATCCGTGGCTCCACGCCCAAAGTGAGAGGAACCTGCCAGATTGAGCGTGCAGCCAGTGAATCCCCGCATTTTATGCGTTTTCATGTTGCCTGCCCGCACTGCGGGGAGGAGCAGTATCTTAAATTTGGCGACAAAGAGACACCGTTTGGCCTCAAATGGACGCCGGATGATCCCGCCAGCGTGTTTTATCTCTGCGAGCATAATGCCTGCGTCATCCGTCAGCAGGAGCTGGACTTCACTGATGCCCGTTATATCTGCGAAAAGACCGGGATCTGGACCCGTGATGGCATTCTCTGGTTTTCGTCATCCGGTGAAGAGATTGAACCGCCTGACAGTGTGACCTTTCACATCTGGACAGCGTACAGCCCGTTCACCACCTGGGTGCAGATTGTCAAAGACTGGATGAAAACGAAAGGGGATACGGGAAAACGTAAAACCTTCGTGAACACCACGCTCGGTGAGACATGGGAAGCGAAAATCGGTGAACGTCCGGATGCCGAGCTGATGGCAGAGCGGAAAGAGCATTATTCAGCGCCCGTTCCTGACCGTGTGGCTTACCTGACTGCCGGTATCGACTCCCAGCTGGACCGCTACGAAATGCGCGTATGGGGATGGGGGCCGGGTGAGGAAAGCTGGCTGATTGACCGGCAGATTATTATGGGCCGCCACGACGATGAGCAGACGCTGCTGCGTGTGGATGAGGCCATCAATAAAACCTATACCCGCCGGAATGGTGCAGAAATGTCGGTATCCCGTATCTGCTGGGATACTGGCGGGATTGACCCGACCATTGTGTATGAACGCTCGAAAAAGCATGGGCTGTTCCGGGTGATCCCCATTAAAGGGGCATCCGTCTACGGAAAGCCGGTGGCCAGCATGCCACGTAAGCGAAACAAAAACGGGGTTTACCTTACCGAAATCGGTACGGATACCGCGAAAGAGCAGATTTATAACCGCTTCACACTGATGCCGGAAGGGGATGAACCGCTTCCCGGTGCCGTTCACTTCCCGAATAACCCGGATATTTTTGATCTGACCGAAGCGCAGCAGCTGACTGCTGAAGAGCAGGTCGAAAAATGGGTGGATGGCAGGAAAAAAATACTGTGGGACAGCAAAAAGCGACGCAATGAGGCGCTCGACTGCTTCGTTTATGCGCTGGCGGCGCTGCGCATCAGTATTTCCCGCTGGCAGCTGGATCTCAGTGCACTGCTGGCGAGCCTGCAGGAAGAGGATAGTGCAGCAACCAACAAGAAAACACTGGCTGATTACGCCCGTGCCTTATCCGGAGAGGATGAATGACGCGACAGGAAGAACTTGCCGCTGCCCGTGCGGCACTGCATGACCTGATGACAGGTAAACGGGTGGCAACAGTACAGAAAGACGGACGAAGGGTGGAGTTTACGGCCACTTCCGTATCTGACCTGAAAAAATACATTGCGGAGCTGGAAGTGCAGACCGGCATGACACAGCGACGCAGGGGACCTGCAGGATTTTATGTATGAAAACGTCCACCATTCCCACCCTTCTGGGGCCGGACGGCATGACATCACTGCGCGAATATGCCGGTTATCACGGCGGTGGCAGCGGATTTGGTGGGCAGTTGCGGGCGTGGAATCCACCGAGTGAAAGTGTGGATGCAGCCCTGCTGCCCAACTTTACCCGTGGCAATGCCCGCGCGGACGATCTGGTACGCAATAACGGCTATGCTGCCAACGCCATCCAGCTGCATCAGGATCATATCGTCGGGTCTTTTTTCCGGCTCAGTCATCGCCCAAGCTGGCGCTATCTGGGCATCGGGGAGGAAGAAGCCCGTGCCTTTTCCCGCGAGGTTGAAGCGGCATGGAAAGAATTTGCCGAGGATGACTGCTGCTGCATTGACGTTGAGCGAAAACGCACGTTTACCATGATGATTCGGGAAGGTGTGGCCATGCATGCCTTTAACGGTGAACTGTTCGTTCAGGCCACCTGGGATACCAGCCCGTCGCGACTGTTCCGGACACAGTTCCGGATGGTCAGTCCGAAGCGTATCAGCAACCCGAACAATACCGGCGACAGCCGGAACTGCCGTGCCGGTGTGCAGATTAATGACAGCGGTGCGGCGCTGGGATATTACGTCAGCGAGGACGGGTATCCTGGCTGGATGCCGCAGAAATGGACATGGATACCCCGTGAGTTACCCGGCGGGCGCGCCTCGTTCATTCACGTTTTTGAACCCGTGGAGGACGGGCAGACCCGCGGTGCAAATGTGTTTTACAGCGTGATGGAGCAGATGAAGATGCTCGACACGCTGCAGAACACGCAGCTGCAGAGCGCCATTGTGAAGGCAATGTATGCCGCCACCATTGAGAGTGAGCTGGATACGCAGTCAGCGATGGATTTTATTCTGGGCGCGAACAGTAAGGAGCAGCGGGACAAGCTGACCGGCTGGATTGGTGAAATTGCCGCGTATTACTCCGCAGCACCGGTCCGGCTGGGAGGCGCAAAAGTGCCGCACCTGATGCCGGGTGACTCACTGAACCTGCAGACGGCTCAGGACACGGATAACGGCTACTCCGTGTTTGAGCAGTCACTGCTGCGGTATATCGCTGCCGGGCTGGGTGTCTCGTATGAGCAGCTTTCCCGGAATTACGCCCAGATGAGCTACTCCACGGCACGGGCCAGCGCGAACGAGTCGTGGGCGCACTTTATGGGACGGCGAAAATTCGTCGCATCCCGTCAGGCGAGCCAGATGTTTCTGTGCTGGCTGGAAGAGGCCATCGTTCGCCGCGTGGTGACGTTACCTTCAAAAGCGCGCTTCAGTTTTCAGGAAGCCCGCAGTGCCTGGGGGAACTGCGACTGGATAGGCTCCGGTCGTATGGCCATCGATGGTCTGAAAGAAGTACAGGAAGCAGTGATGCTGATAGAAGCCGGACTGAGTACCTACGAGAAAGAGTGCGCAAAACGCGGCGACGACTATCAGGAAATTTTTGCCCAGCAGGTCCGTGAAACGATGGAGCGCCGCGCGGCTGGTCTTAAACCGCCCGCCTGGGCGGCTGCAGCATTTGAATCCGGGCTGCGACAATCAACAGAGGAGGAGAAGAGTGACAGCAGAGCTGCGTAATCTCCCGCATATTGCCAGCATGGCCTTTAATGAGCCGCTGATGCTTGAACCCGCCTATGCGCGGGTTTTCTTTTGTGCGCTTGCAGGCCAGCTTGGGATCAGCCGCCTGACGGATGCGGTGTCCGGTGACAGCCTGACTGCCCAGGAGGCACTCGCGACGCTGGCATTATCCGGTGATGATGACGGACCACGACAGGCCCGCAGTTATCAGGTCATGAACGGCATCGCCGTGCTGCCGGTTTCCGGCACGCTGGTCAGCCGGACGCGGGCGCTGCAGCCGTATTCGGGGATGACCGGTTACAACGGCATTATCGCCCGTCTGCAACAGGCTGCCAGCGATCCGATGGTGGACGGCATTCTGCTCGATATGGACACGCCAGGCGGGATGGTGGCGGGGGCATTTGACTGCGCTGACATCATCGCCCGTGTGCGTGACATAAAGCCGGTATGGGCACTGGCCAACGACATGAACTGCAGTGCAGGTCAGCTGCTTGCCAGTGCCGCTTCCCGGCGTCTGGTCACGCAGACCGCCCGGACAGGCTCCATCGGCGTCATGATGGCTCACAGTAATTACGGTGCTGCGCTGGAGAAACAGGGCGTGGAAATCACGCTGATTTACAGCGGCAGCCATAAGGTGGATGGCAACCCCTACAGCCATCTTCCGGATGACGTCCGGGAGACACTGCAGTCCCGGATGGACGCAACCCGTCAGATGTTTGCGCAGAAGGTGTCGGCATATACCGGCCTGTCCGTGCAGGCTGTGCTGGATACCGAGGCTGCAGTGTACAGCGGTCAGGAGGCCATTGATGCCGGACTGGCTGATGAACTTGTTAACAGCACCGATGCGATCACCGTCATGCGTGATGCACTGGATGCACGTAAATCCCGTCTCTCAGGAGGGCGAATGACCAAAGAGACTCAATCAACAACTGTTTCAGCCACTGCTTCGCAGGCTGACGTTACTGACGTGGTGCCAGCGACGGAGGGCAAAAACGCCAGCGCGGCGCAGCCGGATGTGAACGCGCAGATCACCGCAGCGGTTGCGGCAGAAAACAGTCGCATTATGGGGATCCTCAGCTGTGAGGAGGCTCACGGACGCGAAGAACAGGCCCGCGTGCTGGCAGAAACCCCCGGTATGACCGTGGAAACGGCCCGCCGTATTCTGGCCGCAGCACCACAGAGTGCACAGGCGCGCAGTGACACTGCGCTGGATCGTCTGATGCAGGGGGCACCGGCACCGCTGGCTGCAGGTAACCCGGCATCTGATGCCGTTAACGATTTGCTGAACACACCAGTGTAAGGGATGTTTATGACGAGCAAAGAAACCTTTACCCATTACCAGCCGCTGGGCAACAGTGACCCGGCTCATACCGCAACCGCGCCCGGCGGATTGAGTGCGAAAGCGCCTGCAATGACCCCGCTGATGCTGGACACCTCCACCCGTAAGCTGGTTGCGTGGGATGGCACCACCGACGGTGCTGCCGTTGGCATTCTGGCGGTTGCTGCTGACCAGACCAGCACCACGCTGACGTTCTACAAGTCCGGCACGTTCCGTTATGAGGATGTGCTCTGGCCGGAGGCTGCCAGCGACGAGACGAAAAAACGGACCGCGTTTGCCGGAACGGCAATCAGCATCGTTTAACCTGACCCTTCATCACTAAAGGCCGCCTGTGCGGCTTTTTTACGGGATTTTTTTATGTCGATGTACACAACCGCCCAGCTGCTGGCGGCAAATGAGAAGAAATTTAAGTTTGATCCGCTGTTTCTGCGTCTCTTTTTCCGTGAGAGCTATCCCTTCACCACGGAGAAAGTCTATCTCTCACAAATTCCGGGACTGGTAAACATGGCGCTGTACGTTTCGCCGATTGTTTCCGGTGAGGTTATCCGCTCCCGTGGCGGCTCCACCTCCGAATTTACGCCGGGATATGTCAAGCCGAAGCATGAGGTGAATCCGCAGATGACCCTGCGTCGCCTGCCGGATGAAGATCCACAGAATCTGGCAGACCCGGCTTACCGCCGCCGTCGCATCATCATGCAGAACATGCGAGACGAAGAGCTGGCCATTGCTCAGGTCGAAGAGATGCAGGCCGTTTCTGCCGTGCTTAAGGGCAAATACACCATGACCGGTGAAGCCTTCGATCCGGTTGAGGTGGATATGGGCCGCAGTGCGGCGAATAACATCACGCAGTCCGGCGGCACGGAGTGGAGCAAGCGTGACAAGTCCACGTATGACCCGACCGACGATATCGAAGCCTACGCGCTGAACGCCAGCGGCGTGGTGAATATCATCGTGTTTGATCCGAAAGGTTGGGCGCTGTTCCGTTCCTTCAAAGCCGTCAAGGAGAAGCTGGATACCCGTCGCGGCTCTAATTCCGAGCTGGAGACAGCGGTAAAAGACCTGGGCGAAGCGGTGTCCTATAAGGGGATGTATGGCGATACGGCGATCGTCGTGTATTCCGGACAGTACGTGGAAAACGACGTCAAAAAGAACTTCCTGCCGGACAACACGATGGTGCTGGGGAACACTCAGGCACGCGGTCTGCGCACCTATGGATGCATTCAGGATGCGGACGCACAGCGCGAAGGTATTAACGCCTCTGCCCGCTACCCGAAAAACTGGGTGACCACCGGCGATCCGGCGCGTGAGTTCACCATGATTCAGTCAGCACCGCTGATGCTGCTGGCTGACCCTGATGCGTTCGTGTCCGTACAACTGGCGTAATCATGGCCCTTCGGGGCCATTGTTTCTCTGTGGAGGAGTCCATGACGAAAGATGAGCTGATTGCCCGTCTCCGCTCGCTGGGTGAACAACTGAACCGTGATGTCAGCCTGACGGGGACGAAAGAAGAACTTGCGCTCCGTGTGGCAGAGCTGGAAGAGGAGCTTGATGACACTGTCGATCAGGATACCCCTATCAGCCCGGAAAATGCGCTGACCGGGCATGAAAATGAGGTGGTATCAGCGCAGCCGGATACCGTGATTCAGGATACTGCTGAACTGGTCACGGTCGTGGCACTGGTGACGCTGCATACCGATGCACTTCACGCCACGCGGGATGAACCTGTGGCATTTGTGCTGCCGGGAACGGCGTTTCGTGTCTCTGCCGGTGTGGCAGCCGAAATGACAGAACGTGGCCTGGCCAGAATGCAATAACGGGAGGCGCTGTGGCTGATTTCGATAACCTGTTCGATGCTGCCATTGCCCGCGCCGATGAAACGATACGCGGGTACATGGGAACGTCAGCCACCATGACATCCGGTGAGCAGTCCGGTGCTGTGATACGTGGTGTTTTTGATGACCCTGAAAATATCAGCTATGCCGGACAGGGCGTGCGCGTTGAAGGCTCCAGCCCGTCCCTGTTTGTCCGGACTGATGATGTGCGGCAGCTGCGGCGCGGCGACACGCTGACCATCGGTGAGGAAAACTTCTGGATAGACCGGATTTCGCCGGATGATGGCGGAAGCTGTCATCTCTGGCTTGGGCGTGGCGTGCCGCCTGCCGTTAACCGTCGTCGCTGAAAGGGGGATGTATGGCCATAAAAGGTCTTGAGCAGGCCGTTGAAAACCTCAGCCGTATCAGCAGAACGGCGGTGCCTGGTGCGTCAGCAATGGCCATTAACCGCGTTGCTTCATCCGCGATATCGCAGTCGGCGGCACAGGTTGCCCGTGAGACAAAGGTACGCCGGAAACTGGTAAAGGAAAGGGCCAGGCTGAAAAGGGCCACGGTCAAAAATCCGCAGGCCAGAATCAAGGTTAACCGGGGGGATTTGCCCGTAATCAAGCTGGGGAATGCGCGGGTTGTCCTGTCCCGCCGCAGGCGTCGTAAAAAGGGGCAGCGTTCATCCCTGAAAGGTGGCGGTAGCGTGCTTGTGGTGGGAAA